CGCCTATACAGCCTGTGACATGGAGAATCAAGTGGATGTTTTTGAATGGGGAATCCGCCATATCGATGCGCCCGGTATATGGATTGCCCGATTTTGAGCAGCCCTGTGTCACTGATGGTAACAAAAATACCACACATTATCTCCGACACGATGCTGGAACGACGCGTTGGTCACCTGTTTCCCTTGATGTTTTTGCTAAGGATTGTCCTGTGCAGTCAGTCAACGGCAAGACCGGCGCAGTACAGCTGACAGCCTCTGATGTGGGCGCACAGCCCGCAGGCGATTATGCGCAGCGATCAGAGTTGCCTTCCGTAGACTCCCTCAAAGCATCCCTGACCAGTGAAACATGGACGTTCACAATGGCAGACGGCTCAACGGTAGAAAAGCAGGTGTTCATCAATGGCTGAGCTCGAATTTGCATCGATTTTGAAGATAGCCATTCCGCAAGGTGAAGTGGTGCATATCGAGTGCAATGGCGCTGTTATCTGGTCGGGAGAGACTGTCAATCGTGTCCCATTGTCCATTGATACGGATGGAAGCATCTACAACGGCAGCGGTTTTCTAGAAGGATACCGCCTTTCTTCCTCTGGAGCACTGAAGGAGCAGGAAGGCTCCGTAACGACTGGTTTTATCCCGGCCACCAATGGATGCGTCATTCGTATGGCTGGTGTCTCATGGCCACAGTCACATTCTGCTGACTACTCATACATTTGTATCTACGATGCTTCATTTAACAAGATTGGTCATCTGAATATGAATGGGCAGGCGGACAATGGTTCTGGCTATTCATGGGATGATGGCAAGCTTTCGGATGGTGCTTCCTCAGTCTCTATCGATGAAAACGGCGTTGTCACTTTCAGCCTCGTTCCGTCCGATAATGCGGTTTTTTCCTACATCCGTATCAATGCCGAAGGCAACGGTGCAGATATGATCGTGACGATCAATCAGGAGATCAAATATTGATCAAAATTCTGGCGTTTCTCCCCATCGGGAGGAGCGCTTTTTCTTTGGAGGTGATCCTAATGGCGCTTGAGGCGCTTCAGCGCAACGGACACAATCTGGGGCTTGGCGCCTTCGAATGCGAGGGGCTTTATGATACGCCTGTGCTTGCTCCTGTGCACCTTGAAGAACGGGTGGACTGGATCAGCTTCAACTGTGCAAGTACTGATCGCAGGCGCAGTGCCCACGGTGTTCACTTCTTTATCGATGATTACATTTTCGAACGAGCATGGCATGACCCCAGACGCTATGCGCTGCTTCTTTCTGAATTCAAGGCGGTTATGACGCCTGATTTCAGTCTTTTTACCGATTATCCCAGAGCCGTGCAGATCTACAACCACTACCGTAAGCATCTGATCGGCGCTTACTGGCATAGCATGGGTTTGACAGTCATTCCTTCGATCTGCTGGAGCGACCATGGCAGCTTCGATTGGTGCTTTGACGGAGAGCCCCACGGCGGCTGTGTTGCCGTTTCCTCAGTTGGTACACAGAAAAAACCGGCAGCACGTGCTCTGTTCATGGATGGATATAACGAGATGCTTCGAAGGCTGAAACCTGAGAAGATCATTTTCTTTGGAGATGTTCCCGCCGGCTGTGATGGCAATATCGAACACCATGAGCCCTACTACAAGGCAGTTCATGCCCGAAGGCGGTGCTGACATGGGCGGACGTGGAGGCTCCAGCCATCGCAATGTTGGCGGCGGCGGAAACCAGCAAATTCTATCTTTCCTGCAGAGCGCATATGGCGCGCAGCATGCCAACGCAGTCATGGCGATCCTACAGAATGCGCCGGCACATATCCGCGAACTGTGGGAGGAATATGCTTCCCAGTTTCGCTCGGGTCAAATGCGTCGCGGCGAGGATGGTGCCTACTATTCTCCCCGTGATGACCGTGTATATCTCAGAATCCGAGAAGTTGCTGCCGGTGACAGCATTAGTACACCTTATTCTGTTCTTTTTCATGAATATGGACACATGACCGACTATCTGATAGCCCGAAAAATGGGCTACGGACGCTATTCAGCACTGTCCGAAATTCACGGCAGCAATGGTGCCGGCGGTCTGTTGGGCAGAACAGCAAAAGATGAACTCGAAGGGCATATCCGGCGCATGCAGCAGAAAACCCCGGGGTTGAACCGCGATCAGGCGGCCCGGGCACTGGTGCGAGAGGCATCAGGAAAATACAGCATAAGAGATCGTTCTGACATCTCTGACATGTTCGAGGGTGCCGGCATCGGCATTGCCTTTCCGCTGGGTTCCGGACACGGTCTTTCTTATTGGAACACCAGAGACAGCGGCAAAGAAATTTTTGCAGAAATGATCTCAGCAGAAGCCGCACATCCCGGGTCGCTCAAAGCGATCAAAGAGTATTTTCCCAAGACCTATCAGGTCTATCAGGACATGATTAAAGGAAGGAAGAAAAAGCGATGACGGAATTTGAAAAAGCTATGGGCGACTACTTTGATGCCTTTGATGAGTTTTATCCCTATGCCGTTGGAATTGGCTACCCCGGCAAAACGGATGAGGAGAATATCGCCATCATCCGCAAATGTATCGCTGAAAACAAGCCCGTTCAGTTTACGCCCTTGTATCTGGACGATGTGGATTACTGACAGGAGGATGAATCATGATCACATGCACTCTGAACGGTAAAAAGTATACCGTTGACTTTATCACCGGCCGCGCTCTTCGTGAGATGGAGCCTGCGGCAAAGGTTTATGGCAAAATCGTATCCCTGTCTCAGGCGGCGCTCAAGGGCGAAACCATCCAGACGGATGACCAGATCAGCATCCCGGAAGCGATGGATGTGATGATACGCTGGTTCTGCGTTCTTTTCGGCAACCAGTTCACGCCTGACGATGTTCTTGACTACTATCCCGTGGACAGGCTCATGCACGACATTGCTCTTGCGCTGATGGCTGTTCAGACGCAGACCACCGGGGTGCTTGACGAGTTCCCTACGAAAGCAGCGCAGACGGAAATGACAGCCCCGGCCTGACGCTGCATGACTTCATTATGGATACCTACAATTCTCTCCTTGAGGGCGGCTGGCGCATGAGCGAGATTGACAGCATGGACATGCTGGGTTTTCTCAGCGTCCGTGCATGGAATGCCCGTAAGGAGAAGAAAAAGAAAGAACCTCGCCATGCTTTCATTGACGAGGTCTGGGGAAATCTGAGTCCCACTGTATAAGGCAGGTGAGAAACATTGAGTGAGACCCTTCGCGACCTGGTTGTGTCGCTGTCCCTTCAGACGGACAATTTCACCCGCAACATCAAATCCGTCAATAAGCAGATCCAGGAAGCGGAGAGCAAATTCAGGCTTGCCGCTGCCGGCATCGAGGGCTTTGAGAAGACCGCAACAGGTCTTGCAACCCAGCTATCTACGCTGGAACGACGGCTCTCCCTGCAAAAAGATGCAGTAACGCAGTATGAAAAGGCGCTGACTGCCGCAAACACCAAGCTGCAGGAGTGCTACAACCGTCAAAATGATTATGCTCAGCGTCTGACAGATGCCAAAACCGCACAGCAGGCGCTGAAGGAACAGGTGGCGCTTGCCGCCCAGCAGTATCGTACCTTTGCCGCAACGCTGGGTGAAACGGACTCTGCCACCATTGCCTCCAAACAGAATCTGGATCAGCTGAAGGGCGAATATCGTGCGCAGTGTGCCGAGGTGAAGAAGCTCACCGGTCAGAATGCGGCTCTAAAAAAGAGTACCCAGAATGCCGCTGATGCTGTGTCTCAGGCAAACGTCAACCTGAATGGCGCACGTGCTGCTGTCAAGGTTACGGAGGCCGAGATCGCAAAGTGCAACAGGTCTCTTGCGCTGGCACAGACCAACTGGGATGCTGCCGGGAAGTCCATCGAAAACAGCAAGGCGGCGATCGTCACCTTCGGCAAACAAATCAGCCTTGCCGAGAGCAAATTCAAGCTGGCGACTGTGGGCATCAAGGACATGGATAACAGCGTTGGCGGTCTGACTGCCAAGCTGACCATGCTCCGGGAAAAGCTTACCCTGCAGGAAAACGCCGTCACCGAATATGAGAATGCTCTACGTGCGGCAAGAGAACAGCTTCAGGCTGCTCAGGATGCACACGATCCAGAGAAGATCAAGCAGGCATCCGATGCCGTCATTGATGCTGAAACCGCACTCAACCGTGCAAAAACCGAGCTTGCCGAAATCCGACAGGAAATCGATCAAACCAACCAGAGCCTGAGAACTGCACAGTCCGCATGGACAGAAGCCGGGCAGAGCCTTGATGCCTTCAGCAAGTACTGCGAAAAGGTCAGCAAGGTCACCGGCACCGTTGGACGCGCATTGACCACCTACATGACCACGCCGATTCTGGCGCTGGGCGCTGCGGCGGTCAAGGCGTCCATTTCTTATGAGTCGGCGTTTACATCCGTTAGAAAGACTGTTGATGCTACAGAGGCTGAATACGAAGCTCTTTCCGCAGAGATCAAGGGCATGTCCACCGAGATCGCCACTTCTGCCGATGACATTGCAGAAGTTGTTGCCATCGCCGGTCAGCTGGGTATTGAAACCGAGCATCTGACCGAGTTTGCGCGGACAATGATCGACCTGGGCAATTCAACGGATATCGTTGCGGATGAGGCCGCTTCCACGCTGGCGAAGTTTGCTAATATCGCCGGCATGGACCAGAGCCAGTTCGGCAATCTGGGTTCGACGCTGGTTGAACTGGGCAATAACTTCGCAACGACCGAATCCTCCATCATGATGATGGCTATGCGTCTGGCGGCTGCTGGCACTCAGGTAGGCCTTTCCGAAGCACAGATCCTTGGCTTTGCTACGGCTCTGTCCTCTGTCGGTATTGAAGCCGAAATGGGCGGCTCTGCATTCTCCAAGGCTCTGATCAAGATGGAGGTTGCGGCTGCGACAGGCGGTGAAGCCCTTGATGACTTCGCCCGTGTGTCCGGTCTGACTGCCGAACAGTTCAAGGCGCTCTGGGACGCTGATCCCGCATCCGCATTTCAGGCGTTTATCGTCGGTCTGTCTCAGATGGATGAGGAAGGCATGAGCGCCATCGCCACACTGGAAGAGATCGGTATCTCCGAAATTCGCCTGCGTGATACCTTGCTTCGTGCGACCAATGCTACTGAACTGTTTGCAGAAACACAGTGGATGGCAAACGCGGCATGGGAAGACAACACCGCTCTGGTCACTGAAGCCGGGAAACGCTATGAGACAACGGCAAGCAAGCTGATCAATCTCAAGAACAAGGCTGTTCTCTTCGGTCAGCAGCTTGGCGATGACCTCAATCCCACCATCCAGAATCTGATCGAGGGTGCAGACGATCTGCTGGACAGCTTCATGGAAATGGATGAAGCGCAGCGCCTTCAGATCATCAAGTGGGCAGCGATTGCCGCTGCAACCGGCCCGGCGCTCCTTGGCATCAGCAAGATCACCAAGGGCATCAGTGCGTTTACGGGCGGCATCGGCAAGTTTGCAACCGCTGTCGGCAAGGCAGGCGGCGGCTTCAAGGGCTTTATGTCTGTTTTGGGCAAGTCCCCGTCCGTTTGGCTGGCGGTTGCCGCTGCTGTTGTGGTTGGCACGATTGCCCTTGCAGATTATGTATCTGGCGCAAAGCAAGCCCGCGAAGCCCTCGAAGGCATGGCGGAGACAGCGGAAAAGTGGAAGGATACCGCTGCCGAAACCTTCTACGGCAACAGTGAAGGTCTGTCTTTCTTCGGTATGAGCGAAAGCGACTTTGCCAAGGAAACACAGACGGCACAGGACTGGCTGAACGGTCTGATTGCTGTCTGGACAGACGGCGAAAAGGAAACAGACGCGATCGTTTCTGAATGGACTGACTCTTTCAGGCAGCTGACGGCAAACACGCGCGATGCGCTGGCTGAAATGAAAGCAACTGCCGATGCCAATGGCTATACGAGTGTGTCTGCCCAGCTTCAGAGCGAT